AAGTCAAGTGATGACAAAGCCAAACCCTCTACCTTTCCTTGTGTTACTGTAAACGTTCCATCTGTCGTTGTACTATTATCATATACATCTACATGAAACTCATCGTAAACTACACTGCCCATATTAGATGCTGTAAGATTATTACCACTACCACTAGAATCGGTAGTAGCGTCTGCTATTGCTTTCCACCATAAATAAAGACGTGGCCCTGGTGCAGGTAAACCTGGATGGTCTTTGTCTACATTAATCTTAGAAGCTAAGACTGCTACTTCTGGCTGTGTCCAAGCTGTGTTTTTGTAAATCTTAATGTCCATTATGTAACCATCAAATGTTCTTGCTCCATCAGCTCTATTTCCTATATACAAAGTATCGCTAGCGTCTGAATCACGAGTGCCTGTTGGAGTTGTGCTTTCTGTAATTGCTGTTGCTACTCCATTTATGTAGATTACAGGGTCATTACCTGTTGCATTTGAATCATAAAAAACAGCAACGTGAGTCCAAGTGTCGTAAGGAATAACAAATCCATTACTTCTCCACAAACCATTATCACCATCAAAAGTCTGTGAAAATTCTATTTTAGCATTTGTTCCAGATTCGCCATTAAAATTTAAAGACCATCTATTTTTGTCAAATATACGGGCAAAATTGTTTTCACCGTCAGATTTAGGAAATATCCAAGCTGATACTAATCCACCATTTCCATCCCAAATATTATCAAAATCGTTGTCGTTTGATAATGCTGATGAAGTAGTTGCATTAAAGACACCGTAAATAGGGTCAAGATTTACATTAACGTTTGAAGTTCCAAGGTCTCCTTCTATTATTCCGCCCGTGCCTACTATATTGATTGTACTCATGTTATTGTTCCTCCTACGTTTCTAATTCCGCCAAAGTTATTAGTGCCTTCGGCCACATCAATAGTTCCGTTAGATAAAACAGTTACATTTTCCAACTGTAAAGTTCTACCGTCGTTTTCTAACTTAGTAGCATTTGCACCGCCACCTATTGTGGTTAGACCACGAACTGTAATATCTCCATCGTGCGAACTTGCAGCATTAGCAATAAACGTACCTCTGACTAATGTAAAATTGTTAAGAATAGTTAAAGGGTCATTAGCATATATTGCTTGACCTGTAGAACTGTCTACATTTACATCATAAAAAGATTGACCTCCTGAATTAAAAATAGTTGTCCAAGTTCCTCCGCTTTTTGTAAAAGATACCGTTCCATTATTGTGAGTAAAAGTTCCACTGTTGTCAAAACAAGCTCCACTTTCTTTACCAGTAATAGTAGTAGTTCCGCTTGTTGCAGTGTATGTTCCTTCACTTCCTATTGTAAGACTTCCCATTTCGGCATTGTCAGTTGACGTGTTAAATTGAAGTGTGCCTCTTGTAACTGTTACATCATTTGCTGCGACTTTTACTTCTGTAAGTGATAATCCTCCTACTCCAGCAGCTCTAAAAGTTGCTTGATGACTTAAATGAACCATGTTAACTACAAAATTATATAATGGATTAGTAAACACAGATTTGTGATGTCCGTTACCTGTTTGTGTTACAGTCCCATTATTATGACTCAAATTTTGACTGTTGTTTTGTAAAGACCATCCGCTTTTAGAACCTGTAATAGTACAAGAACCAGAAGCGTCAGGTAATGACAATGTTCCGTTTGAAGATATTGTAAAACTATTTACAATCACAGTAGAAGAATTGCAAGTTAAATTACCACTTGCAGCTATAATTACATCTCCTGTTACTGTAAGGTCTTTGTTATTAGTTGTCGTATCAAGTTCTCCTGCTGTTATTGTAAGATTGCCTCCAACAGTATGAGTTCCAGAACCAGATAAATCAAATCTAGTAGATGAAGCATTTATAGTCAAATTATTTACATTACCTGAAGAACCTGCTAAATCAAGCAATCTGTTTGTTGTTCCTGTAATTGTTATATTTAACGTGCCTGTAATTGTCCCATCATGGTCAAATATTTCATTGTCTCCACCATCATTTAAAGTTAAAGTATGACCTCCTCCTGCAAGCGTTCCAATTAATTTAATTGAACCTGCATCGTTACTTTCTCCTAATGTTACAGTATGGCCTGTGTCTATAACAACGTGTTCTCCTGCTGCTGGATAATTGTTTAGACCCAAACCCCAAGTGTCTGCATCATCTGCTCTCCAGTTACCGCTTGTTGCTGATGTTCTTGTTGTCATAGGACAACCTCACTTACTAAGACAATCTTAGTGTATATAGGAGAAGCCATTCACTAAATGGTCCCCTGACAAAACACTACACAATCGCCTGCTGGGAATGTTTGTGTGTTTGAACCTTGGTCTCTGATTACTACACAGATTTGTTTCAATGCAGTTGTAGATATAGACTTGATTGCTCCTGTAGAAGCTCCAATATCTATGTCATCTCCAATCTGTACCCATTTAGAATCTGCTGGAGTAGTTGCTGTAGGTGTAGCACCGGGAGTAGGAAACAAAGTACCAAACACTCTTACCTTAGGAGTACTAGTATTGTCTATGTTTCTTACTTGTATGGTGACTTTATCAAACATCCTTACGTCTACTGCATCTATAAGTGTAGCAAAATTACCACTACTTGCTAATACAGATACCGTTGCTCCGTTTGTTACTTCTCTGACTTGTACAGTGCTTGTAAGTTTCTTTGTCGTTTCAGTATTTGCCATTAATCTGCCCTCTTAGGCTTCTTAAGTCCCTTGGGCTTTTTAGGCTTTACTTCTTTTTTGGGCTTGGCTCTAGCAGGTTTGCTGCTAGATTTAGGCTTCCTGACGTTAGTCTTAACCCCTGCACCAGTCTTGTGTTCAACGACTTCCTTAACTTCTTCGAAGTCTCCACGAGCTTCAAGTCTTTCAATGAACTCAGGTTCTTCGACTTCAATGACTTGTCCTTTGCCAACAAATAACCTGCCCCCATGACGCCTGCCAACAGTAACGCCAGTGGGGTTGAGATTCCTAAATTTTGCCATTTAAGATACCTCATCTATGACAGGTCTAAGTCAGTTATCTTTCCGCTTGTGTTGAATCTGTAGACAATTAGTTCACCAGCAGTGATGAAAGCAAATTGCTTTTTCAATGCGTTGGTTGTAACTAAGTTTTCACTTGCAATGTAAGTTGTTGGTGCTGCAATTCTTAGTTCCATTGCAGTTCTGTCTAACAAGTAAATCTTAGATGCTGTGTCTTTTGTAACGTGCTGTGATACGAAAATTGGTATTCCGTCATAGTAACCGACACGAGTATCAAAGTTCAAACCACCTTCGCTTGCTACTCCATTGACTGCGGTTGCAGCTTGTTGTCTAATATCAAATTGACCCAAGCTTCCTGAACCGTGTGTGGTCATCTTCTGTTTCATGTTGTACAATGTATCATGTCCAGTTAAGAAGAACAAATCTTGATAATTTGCTCCGTTTTCCAAACAAGACCTGATTAATGTATCTAGTTTATCTAAATCCAATGCTTCGGCTGTACCTTCGGTTGCTCCTTGGATACAAGCTGCTGGCTGCATCCATTCGGTGTAACCTGCTGCGCCTCTGTCTACTAAGTACATATCTTCTATGTGATTTGGAATGTCACTGTCTGCTGCAACTGCTGCGGTAGAAGTGGTCATTTTATCAATAGATTCGAAGTTGTTGTTAGCGTCATCTTGTGCAACATTATCTGGTGATGCAGATGTATTAACTGAAGCTAGTAACTGTTTGTCTAGGAAGAAAGCGTGTGCTTCTCCGTTTTCTTTTCTTAAGAAAGCTGCTAGACCTTTAATTCCGTCATCTGCGTCAGCTAGTAACTCTGCTCTGGTTGTTGTGTCCCAGCGAGTAGATACTTCTTTGATGGTTGCACTCATTTCTTTGAGTTCTGGTTGGTCTGCTGTGCCTAGTGATTGACCTTCTGCAATACCAGTAGTGTTTGCATGTCTATGATACATGACTCTCCATCCAGATTGTGTCCAACCTGCTTTGTTTAGAAGCTTAAATACTTCTGACCTTGTGTTTAGCTGATTGAATACAGATGCTCCAAACATTACATTAAAGTAATCTGCGTCTGCTGTAGTCAATTCAGTTGCGCTTTTTTCTATTCCATATCTTTTTGAGATACCTAGTGTCCCGCCGTAATAAGCGTTAACATAGTCCTCGAAACTTGTTCCGTTGCTCATATTCTTGTTTCCTCTCCTTTCATGTGTGCTACTTCATCCAATGATTTGGAGAAGTTAAACCAGTTGGTTTTTTCTTCAACTGCGGGAGCGTCAATTTTCTTTGGTGCTGGAGTTTTCCTGCTACCTGAATATACGTTAATTCCGTATTTCTTTAAAGTTGTAAGTGATTTGTGAAGTTCATCAATGGTGTCCTTTTTCTTGTGGTCCATCTTTTCTTCTTCTTCGTCTTCTTCCTCTTCTTCTTCATGTTCAGCCTTTTCTTCGTCTTCCATCTTTTCCTCGTGTTCGGCTTTCTCTTCTTCCTCTTTTTCCTCGTGGTCCATCTTTTCGTCTTTCATTTCTTCAAGATAGGCCATGATTTCTTTGAGTTTACCAAGAGTGGCTTCCATGTCTTTGTATAATTCCTCTGACTTATCTATGTCAGATTCCATAACTGGCTCTTCTAAGGCCTCACTTTTTTCAGCCTCTACTACCTCTTCTGTTTCGGTAGGTGCTTCATGTGTGCCTTCACAACTGCATGCGCTCATAAAACCCCAGTTATAGAACTTAGTATATAAAGAAAATTCAGACTCCGTATATTAATCAGGTCGCCAGCTAGCGTCACCAACCATTCTTCTTAATTTGTAACCGTCAGTTCTGCCCTTTGAACCGTCAGGTTTATTGTATGATTGTGAAAACCTACCGGGATTGTACCAAAGTTCGGAACACCATGCCCTATTATCTCTAATTGTAGCTCGTGGTCCGCCAAATGGGTCTTTGTCATTTGAGATTCTGCGTGCAGCCATTCTGCAATTATCAAACCACGCCTTTGGTGGATTTTCGCCCGCACTTGGTGGTGGCACTTTTTTATCTTCTTTTTTTTTAATTATGTGCATTATATCATCTATATGTTCATTGCTTTTTGCAAGTATATCTGATACATTTTTTGCACTCCACATTCTACAAGACCAGTATCGTGCTTTATGTTTAGGACCGGGATTATCGCAATTATGTCTGGCCCTAAAGTTTCTACGTCTTTCTGGGTCATCACGCTTTATGTCTAAGTTAGGGTCGCCAAACTTAACTTGCACTACGTTGCCTTTATCGTTTTTGACATAAACTCCAAACTTTTTGTTCTCTCCAGACAGCCTGCGTGGTTTGTTAAGTTCTACTTTGCGACCTTGATACTCTGCTTTTATAATTCTTTCATCTTCATGTGTTTCTAATACTGTAAATGGAAACGCCTCTACTGCACCATCATGTGGTTCGTAGTCTCCTTCCATTAATACTGGCCCTTCTCTTGTCTGCATCCAGTGATAACCTTTAGGCGGATTTACTCTTACAGTATCTTCTTTAGATTTCTTTGTAGATTTAGGATGTTCTTTTGGTAATAAATCATAATCTGTAGTATATTTTGGATTAGATGGCCTACCAGAACTTAGTAATTTTAAAAATGCTTTGACTCTGCCTAACGCCCATTGGTCACGACTCCTTACACTTGGTCTGTGACTTGTAGAAAATGCACCTGCACCTCTACGGAATACAGCTTTCAATGCTCCTAGATTTGCTCTCTTGCCTTTTGCATCACCTACTTTTTCGTTATGTTCCTTAATATAATTCTTAAGTGTTTTAATGTTTGCTTCACTAAGTTTGATTCCGCCACGTTGTCCGCCTGCTGAACCTCTTGGATTTCTAGTACTGCCTGTGCGCCTCTCGCTAGGCTTTGCAGGAGTTTGTGGATGCCTACTCTTACTTACAGGCACACAATTTGGTACACGTTTACCGCCTTCGTTTTTGAATCCTACCATCTCAAATCCAGACCAGCATGGTGCAGCTTTTACTTTGTCTTGTAAACTTTTACTCCAGCTATGGCCTGCATCGCCGCCCATCATCTTCCACATAATCAAACCCTTACTAGGTCTTTTCTTATTGTCAAAGTTTTTACCTTTAGGGTCTACCTTTTCATGTCTTCTATAATACTTGTGAATCTTCATTGCCATACCATATGACACATATTGTTTGTTGATTAAGTGATTGTTTATAGATTTTGTAACTTTACCGCCACCGTATCCAAACTTCTTACGTAGTTCTCTACCTGCGATTGCTTCTTTTTTTACTCCTTGTGGAATTTTGTACTGTTCGACTTTTGTAACTATTTCATTAAGGACATCTGATTTACTGAATCTTCTGGCTTGTATGGCCCTTTCTTGCCTTATAGCTCCAGCCTTAGTATCATGGCAGCCCAGAAGCTTTCGGTCCTTTTTAGCGTACAAACAGTATTTGCCGTTTTTACGCTCTATAATTTTTTCTACCATAGATTCTACTTCGTCTAAAGTGACTTGTACACTTTTAGATTTGACCATAGCAACATCCGTGACCTTAGCCTCTGGGTTAGCAGGATTATCGCCAACCCAAGATATGCTCCAAAGAGAAAGTTCGTTTATACGATTGTGGCAGTCGTTTTCTGATTGACAAACCTTCTCTTGTTTTGTGGCTTCTCCACGTATGCTGCTTGCTCCTGTGTGTCCGTATTGTTTAATCTCATCCCATACTTTATCGTGCATTCCGATTTTATTGTGTATGCCAACTCTAATCTTAACTTTGCCATCTTTGATTTTGTAAGCCAAAGGTAAACCGATTGGCATCTCTTCGTGACGATAAGAATATACGCCGTAGCGCATGTAAAAATCCATAGCTTCTTTGATAGTATCTGTGGGTATCATATCGTTCTGTTTGTCGACGACTGGAGCGGAAATATATGTCTCCATTATTCTGTCATTATACCACTCTGGTCGGTAGATTTTCCAACCAGCGTTACTTTCGTCTGCCACGGCCCAAATTATAGCATGTCATATATAAAGGAAATCAAAACTCCGTATATTTTACACCGTAAAGGTTTATATGCACCCGCCTATAGGAGTATATGACACAAAGTCAGACATACAAAGATTTAGTCGGCAAGTTTGTCTACTACTTTAAGCCAAAATACGCATGGCGTTTTGCTAAAGTATTAGATGTAGCAGTATATCAAAGAGGGCCAAACAAAGGGCAAATTAGATACGTAAAGGTTGGACATCTTAACTTAGAATATAAGAGAAGAATCTACAATCATAACGTTAGAAAAGTTAAAGTTATCAAACAAGTTCTCAAAGGTAAGAAAACATTTATTCCATTCGAGGAGTGGTTAAAGTGATTCGTAATAAGAAAGGACAGATTAGTAAGCGTGCAACAGGTAACTCATATTGCGGGCCTGTTGCATTAACAGTTCTTACTGGTAAGCGATACGACATTGTAGAAAAGGACTTACTAAAAGAAGTAAATCATAATGTAAAGAACAGAGGCACAATGCGTTTAGATTGGTGGACTGGTCAAAGGAAGTTTGTTCCTGCCAAGAAAGAAACACAAATCAAAGGAATGTCTAATGGTCAAATGCGTAGAGCATTGAAACGATATGGTTACAAGATGTATCGGTCAGACAATCATGGAGCTAATCAAACATTTAGACAATGGGTTAGAGCAACACATGGTAAACGTGGTAAGACATGGTATCTAGTTGTTGCAGGAAATCATTACATGGTAGTTAAAGGCAACAAAGTATGGGACACATCTACACCAGAAAAAGGATGTCCTATTACTAAAATTACTTGGATGAAAAGAGCAAAGATGCAAGAACTTTTTGTAGTAGAAAGACGTTAGCGCTTTACTATCTTGCCGTTTGATTGGCGAGCTAACTCCTTGCCAATCATTTCGACAAAAGCAGTTCTGTTTTTTTGTAAGGCTTTAGCCATATATCTTTGTGGCTTAGTCCCCTTTTTAAAAATAGCAAATCGTAAATCATCATAAGATTTGAATTTACTTTTTTTATCTCTCCATTCTTCTAGTGCTTCTGCTTTTACTGTGTGCTTACTAGGCCACGGATTCTTTTTAGATAACTTAGGCGGCCAATACTTTTTTGCACCTGTCTTTCTGCCTTTCATATCTCGCTTAGATGGTCCTGTTCCAAATTCTACATAGCCTGCATAGTCTACATTTGTTGTAATCTCTTTTCTAAACGGTTTATCTTTTACCATGACACTGCCAAACAATGTACTGTTTACACCAATGCTATCTGCTAGATTAGAATTTGCATCGTTTGCCATTCTATCTGCTGTATCTGTCATTGCAATATTAACTGCATCTTCTAAGCTAACGCCTATTTCATCAAATATCTTACGTGCGTTATCGCTTATCTTTATGTTTACTTTTAGATTAGCACTCATTTATACATCTTGACGTTTTCTATATGCTCGTCACCGTACTTTTCTTTCCATTTCTTATTGACATACTTCTGCGCTTTTTCGTAATAATCCATACGTTGTTTCTTTTGCGCTTGCAAAATAGTTTGAGTACGTGCGTTTTTCCACGCCCTATCTGACTCACACTCTTCACATAATCCGTTAGCCGCTATATGGACTGTCATTGCTCCTCTTAAACATTTCTTACACTGTTTGCTCATCTTTCTCCTTTCCGTTTCCGTGATGACCATACTTTGCATTACTTATATGTATTTTAATATGGTCAGGCATTCTACTCATGAATACCTCACTAATGTCGTTCTTTGATTAGGATGCAATAAAGAATGCCCTCTTAAACGCATTCTATACTTTGCTCCTATTTCTTGTTGTAACAAAATTAAATCATTTAAAAACATACCTTCTTTGGGCATACGACTTGCTAACTCTTTATGAGCGCGACAAGTCCTAGTATCCTTACCAACAATTAAACCATACTTAAACTGACGACCCATACGTTGCTCTGCTATTTTGTAACCTCTTAATCTGCCCTCATTACTTATGTTAGTAATCTCAGTTCTTGCAATTCTTGTGAGCTTGTAAGTCTCACCAATGGCTGTAGCGCGCATCGCCTGTACAGTTTCGTTTATAGATAAACCCTGTGCAACACTTTGTGTAATTACATTGTTAAGTTGCATAGATACAGTTCGTTGAAAATCGGCATATGCTTTAAACAATACACCTTCATTTTTTAAAGAAGTTAACAACGACTCATCTTCATCTGACATATCTGGTGCTTTAGCTGCTGTTTTACTTATGCCTCTTATTTCACCATATGCCGATTCATAGCCATTACGATATGCAAAATCAATGTCATCAAGTATAGCATCGCGCATGCGCTTTGCCATCATAAAAGATATTTCGTCTACTTGTGTATGTAATTCGTCAAAACTTTTAGCTTTTTCTAATTCCTTAAGTTCCTGTATAAGGACTCCTCGTAATTCTCGAGCTGCCGATTCCATGTATCCAGATGTTCTTTTAGCTCCTCGGCCTCCTGCGACTCCTGTGTACTGTTTCGAAAATCCTGACGCACCACCTCTGGAGCTTGTGGCAATACTAAATTACCGTCTGCGTCTAAATCCATCTCTACGCCTACATTCTGCATCTGTGTAAGTATCTGTGCTTTTAAGTTCATATTATTCAAATACTTTGTCTCATCACGCTCGTTAATGTCGTTAAATCTAATCTTCCAAGTGTCAATTTCCATAAGCTTTAGCAACGGTTTTATGAATCCCATTTCTAAACATTGCTGTGTTTCTCTTATGGTTCTGTCAAAAATTGTAATTTGCTCGCCTTCTGAATTGAGTCCACCTACGCCTTGCATCTGTCCTACGACTAATGGCATGACTCCATACGATGCGTTTATGTCGTTGTTAATGCGGTCCATATAAGGCAGCATCATTAACTCATCCATGTTAGGCATAACAGGCACAAACTTCGCTGTAGTGCTTGCATCTCTGCTACTTAAGATAGGAATAAAATTAGGATTACGTC